AGCGGTAAATAATCGTTACGCTGGATTTGATGAAGCCTCAAGAAATACAATGCTTGAGTACATTAAAAAAGAGACTCAAGCGATTTATGCTCTGGCAATTGAAAGAGAATCAGCAGTCCGCGTACTCGAACAAGCCCAAAATAGTTTGCAAGATATTTTGGAAGAACAAAAATCATTTGAATCTGCTCTACAGGGACGTATTAAAGGTTTCTTTGGCGCTATTACTGATTTGACTGACAAAGATTCCGAGGCTGTCATCAGAGTCATCAAGACGGCTAATGGTTTAGTTATCACGCAAGTCAAAGAGAGTGGTTCGGGCATTGACAAATTAATGAAACAAATGCAAGAGCGTCTCACTTCTATCCGCAATTTTGCTCGCAATGCTGAAGCATTATTAGCCAAGGGACTTAATCCAGAATATATTAGAGAGTTACTCGAGGCGGGACCAGAAGCCGCCGCTTCAACTCTTGAGGCTTTGGCTGGCGCGAGCGGCTCACAAATTTCTGCAATTAACAGTATGTTCCAAGAAGTTAGAAGTATAAGCGGAGGGCTTTCTTCTCGTTTTGGAACAGCATTCTATGGTTCTGGAGTTGCCGCCGCGCAAGGAATCGTTACTGGCGCAAAGTCACAATTGCAATTTCTTGATAATCAAATGAAACAAATTGCCGATGGCATGGCTGAAGTCTTAAAGCCATTGCTCAATAAGAATTTCAAAGATTTAGGTACCGATGCTATTGCCGCACTTGTCAAGGCAGATGAAGACAGGTTGAAAAACATTGATGACCAGATGGCAATTTTCGTTGCCGCTATCGATACAGCATTAACTCCATTACGCACTCTTGGAGCCGATGTTGGAGATGATTTAATTCAAGGAACTATTGACGCATTGAAGAAGAAGCAACTGGAATTGGCTAACTTGATGGCAACAATCGCCGCCTCAATTTCGGGTCCAATGGCACAAGCCGCAGGTTCTATCGGCATGGTTATTGCGCAATTAGCGGCTCTGGATGCGGCAAAGAAACTTTATGCTGAAAGTAGTTTTACTGATACAGGAGTTGTAACACCTACGCCAACCTTTACCCCCGACAGTAAAAAAGATGTAGACAATTCAATTAATATTTCAGGAGATGTTGTTTTGAAACTTAACGAGCCTGTTTCTGGAGTTGACCTAAACGCTGTAGACCAATTTGTTGATAAGTTCTGGCTATCAGTTAATGCAAGGAATCGATAATGGCAGTTACAACAGTTGTACCTAATGCAACCGCTTCAGGTTCCACGCTCTTCACAATTACAGGTGGCTCTGCATCATTAAATGCCGCCCTCAGTGATGGAAGCGATGCAACTTATATTGCCAAAACTTCAAGCATCATTGGCAGTGCTACCGCAATTTTAGATTTTGGCACAACAACATTGACCGCCGCACAGCGCGTTAAGCGAGTTCGAGTTAGAGCGAGATGCTCTACGCCAACAAGCGCTGGAAAGTTAAATATTTATCTTGGCGTTCGTAGTGACAATCAAAATTATTTCCATTCACCTCTTGCAGTTCGGGCTACAAATGCCGCCGCTACAACTTTTACTGGACCTTATTTTAATTATGCTCCGAACGGTCAATCGTGGTCACAGTCTTTAATTGACGGACTCAGAAGTAAAATAACAGAATATGCTGACAATTCAGATATTGGAAAGTTTTACGAACTCTATATTGACGTAGACATTGCGGCTCAACCAACCGTAACGGTCTCTGCTCCAACTGGCACCATCACGACTTCAGCCGCTCCAGATGTGTCGTGGGCTTATGCAGATACAGATAATGAAACACAGGCTTACTATCAAATTAAAGTATTTACTGCCGCACAATACGGAGCAGGTGGATTTAGCCCAGCGACTTCAACTGCAACGTGGGATTCAGGTGAAATTGCTTCATCTGATTCGAGTGCGGTTATAGGAAAGTTGTTATTACCAGCGACTTATCGTGCTTATGTTCGAGTAGCAAAATCTATTAATGGCACTCCGTTTTGGTCTGATTACGCATATAGTCAATTTACTATAAGTTACACAGCGCCAACGATTCCAACAATGTCTGTTACTTGGTCGGATGTTGATGGCAAGGCAACTTTCACATTGACAGGAGCCGCTCCAACTGGATATGTCAGTCAATATTTTGATATCCACCGTTCTGACAGTGCAAGTTTTGTATATGCAGGTATTCGAAACGGAGAAAGATTAATTCCGAATGGAAGTTATGTGGCAACTGCACAAGATTATGAAGCCCCTCGAGGGATTGTTGCCTACTATCGATGCCGTTCGGTAGGCATTGATTCGAATGCCAATGAGTTCCCTTCAGCATGGGGAACTGTTCAACAAATTCTTATCACGAATGATGAAACATGGTGGTTCAAAGCCGTTTTGAATCCCGCCATAAATAAAGGCTCTATTAGAGTTCAAAGAGATATCTCTCTAGATGTTGTTGAGGAAACTACCGTTTTCCGCCGTCTTGGAGAAGATAGACCAATTGTTGTTTCTGGATTGATTCAAGGTGAAGACGGTTCCTATTCTATAAAGACTCTTAATGAGTCCGAATGGCAAAATCTTGAACCTCTTTTGAATTATCAGGGAACTATTCTGGTTCAAGACCCACTCGGAAATCAAAAATATATTCGAATCATTTCACGCTCTTGGACATTCTCCACACCTAATGGACGCTCCAATCGAGATATCAGTATTCAATATGTCGAGGTAACTGCATAATGTATCCAGCGAGCGCTGAGTTCAAAGCCGCTCTTAGAGATAATCACGTTGTTGTTTCTAAGGCAGAAATCTGGAGTGGAGACCAAAAACTTCTTGATTTAGATATTGCCAGTGGTTCTGTAACCGCGAGTTCAAACAGTGCTATTCGTAGAGTTTGCAGTGTTGAATTATTCGCTTCTCGCGATATCGATAATGTAGTCCCCGATTCAGCATTTGATTTCTTATCGCCTTTTGGTAACGAGTTGAGGCTTTATCGAGGTATTAAATTTGTTAATGGAACAATCGAATATGTCCCGCTAGGTATTTTTGTCATGACTGAAATTAGTATTGACGATACTAACGAGGGAGTTCGTATCTCCATTCAAGGCGAGGATAGGTCCATTCTTGTTTCTCGCAATAAGTGGTTAGCGCCCTATCAAATGGTTAATAGCCCACTGCACACATCTATTCAAGCGTTGTTACAAAATAGAAATCCTGATGTAATTTGTTCATTTCCAACTACAAATGTAACTATTTCGCAAGTTGTTTTGGGTACCGACAGACAAAACGACCCATGGAAAGATGCAGTTTATTTATGCCAGATAGTCGGCTTTGACTTATATTTCGATGTCAATGGCATTGCCACGATGACACAGTTCCCAACTCTTGACTCAGGAGCAATTGTCGCTTCGTATGTTGAAAATGAAAATACGACTACGACCAATCTCAATCGCACTATTTCTACCAAAGAAACTTATAATGGAGTTGTTTATACCGTAGAGGGTAGCAATATTGGCACCCCGTTGCGTATTGAGGTTTGGGACGAGGATACAACTAGCCCAACATATCGCTATGGACCTTTTGGTTCAGTTCCAATATTTTATGAGACAAGTGCGATAGCGACACAAACTGAAGCAATACAAGCGGCAACTGCCTTGTTGAATAGATACATTGGTGCACAAGAAAGTGTTTCCTTTTCTTCTATTGTCGACCCCACTCTGGACGTCAATGATGTTATTTACGTGAAATCAGTTGGAGCGAAAGTAGATAGGATTTCAATAGTTGACACAGTTGAAATCCCTTTGAGTCCAGATTCCGAACAAAGCGTTCAAACAAGAATAGTTCGTGTTGTTGGCGATAACGAAATAATAGGAATTGGAGAATGATGGACATTGCAACATTATTATCAAAGGTAATTGCGCAGAATGTAAAAGTCGCATTTCATTGGGCTGAAATTATTGATAAAAGGTCTGTGCCTAGAGCCGACGTAGATATTAAATTATCTGGAACTGACACGCTTTTAACTGGTATCCCCCATCTTCATAACTATTCACCTCAAGTCGGCGATATTGCTCTGGTTCTGATAAATGGGACAGATATCGTCGTAATCGACAGAGCATCCATATAAGTTATAATTTATCCACCTACGCTTTACCAAGGAGCAATATGAAAGACTTTATCCGCAAAAACCCTGTTCGAGTTTCCGCTTTTGTTTCTTCAGCGGTCACTCTTGTTTTGGCAATTGTGAATCCTGACTTGCCAGCAGAACAGGCTGTCATCTTGATTCTTTCTCTTATTGGGTTGGGTGAATATGCTCAACGCGTTGAAAATGAGAAGACCGTTGAAGCCCTCCTCGTCGACCCAGCCGAGTTAGAGGATTACGAAGACGAACTATGAGCAAAGAGGCTGTCATAGCCTTCGCTCTTGAAGAGATTGAGGCTGGTTACAAGGAAGGTCCAAACAACGACACTAAGTATGGAAAGTGGTTTGGTCTAAACAATCAACCATGGTGTGCGATGTTTGTTTCATGGTGCTTTCATAAAGCGCAATTGACCGACCTTGTAACCGCCCAAACAAAAAAAGGTTTTGCCTCTTGTGATGCGGGATTAAAGTGGTTCGCAAAAAAGAATCAATTAGTCCCTGTTGGTCAAGCCGAGGCAGGAGATTTAGTATTTTTCCAGTTCGATACAGATTCTCAACCCGACCATGTTGGAATCGTTATTAAAAACAATAAAAAATTAAAACGTCTTGTAGTCGCTGAAGGTAATACCGCTGGCGACGGCGCAGGAAGTCAGTCGAATGGTGATGGTGTTTTCCTCAAAAAACGTTCTTACTCTTTTGCTATGGCAGTTGCTCGACCAAAATATGCTTCAAAGCCTGTTGCGAGTTCGCCCGATGAAGCAAGGGCAGGTTACTAATGGAACACGAACCAACTTTAGGAGAAGTCATGAGAAGGCTTGATGACCTAACAATGGAAGTCAAGCAAATGAATCTCAACATTTCTCAAACTTATGTTCGCCAAGATGTTTATTCTTCAGATACGGATAACATTCAACAGGCTATGGAACATATTACGGACCGCCTTGAGAAGATGGAATCACGCTCAGAATGGGTTATCCGCACAGTCGGTGCGCTCTTTATTGCCACAGTTGTCGGTGCCTCGATGTACGTTGGTCAAATAATCGGGCTGTAGGTATTTGACAATCTAACCGTAGTTGCATATCCTCTCCCTAAACGAGAGGAGTTCAAATGCAAGCATCACCTATCGACGATTTCGATATCGTTGAAACCCCAGTCCTAGAATCCTTCAAGGTCGATGATGACCAAAAGGCTGATTGGGCGATGAGAAAATTGGCGGCAATCCGCCGTAAGCAATCAGAAAACAAAGCCATTGCAGACCGAGAGATTCAAAGAGCCACAGAATGGCTCCAGAAGGTCAATACAGCCCTTGAGAATGATGCAGGGTACTTCGAGGCTATCCTCACTCCATACGCGCTCCTACAGCGCTCTGAAGGTCGTAAATCCCTAGTTTTACCCCATGGCACGGTCAAGACTGTCGCGGGTAGGGCAAAAGTTGAGATTCAAGATGCCGAGGAGTTCCTCGCATGGGCTGAGAAGAATCAACCTAATCTGATTCGGGTCAAAAAAGAACCTGACCGCTCCGCGCTAAATGAACTCATTACGGAAGAAAATCATGTAATATCAACCGAGGGTGAAATTATCCCAGCGGTAAAAGTTATACCAAGTGAAACATCAGTTTCATTTGTGATTGCAGAGTAGTGAAAGGGAAATCATGGAAAACGAATTAAGTATTAATCAAGCACTGATTGAAGTTATGAAGACTGTAGGTGCTATCGCAAAGAAAGACCGTAATCAATCACAAGGATTTAATTTCCGTGGAATTGATTCAGTAGTCAACGCAGTATCTCCAGCATTTCAAAAGTACGGAGTTATTGCGACTCCAGATGTTTTGGATTACTCCTATGAAACTGTTGAGATTGGAAAGAATCGAACAGCGATGGGTCACGTTAGATTGCAAGTGGCTTACACGTTTCATGGACCAAAGGGCGATTTCATTACTACGACAGTAGGAGCCGAAGCCATGGATTCGGGTGATAAGGCAACTGCTAAGGCTATGTCTGTCGCCTTTCGAACTGCATTACTACAAACGTTATGTCTGCCAACAGACGATGTTGACCCTGATGCAAGTTCATACGAGCGCTCGAGTGCAGATGACGTTCTCTCGCCAAGTGGATTGCTTGTCAAAATCTCTGGAGCAACAGATATGGAGTCTCTTGCAAAGGTTGGTCAATACATAACCCAAAACAAAGACAAGTATCACGCAGAGCAACTTGAACAATTCCGAGCACACTTTAAGGCTCAACAATTGAAAATCAATCCACCTAAATTGGAAGAGGAAACCAATGCGGAAACAAACACAGAAACTCTTGGAGTTAATGCCTGAGTTGCCCTATGCGGGAACTTCAGGATTTAGCGGGACAGATACAAGCGAGAACAGAGCGCGTAGCGCGGATGCCGATGGCAAAACCGCGTTACGTCAAAAACAAGCCATTGAGTTCATTTCAGGTCGGGGTCACTTTGGCTCGACATGGAAAGAGTTAGCCGATGTGTTGCGATTGCATCATGGAAGCGCCTCTGGTGTATTGTCCGTCCTCCACAAAACAGGACATTTAGTAAGGCTCAAAGAGACTCGAGACGCTTGTAAAGTTTATGTGAGTCCTAATTTTGTGGCTAACAGACCAAGTGAAGTTTTCGGGCGCAAAAAATCATGCCCGCATTGTGGAGGTAATTTGTGAGTCTCAAGTGGATGATAAAAGTTTGGTCCGATTCTCCCTACGATGGGACTCGACTGCTCATCCACTTGGCGCTCGCCGATATCTCTCATGATGATGGTCGATTCTTTGCTTCACAGAGCAACCTATCCAAGAAAAGCCGATGCTCGATTGAGTATGTCCGAAAGGTCATCAACGAGATGATTGCAGATGGCAACCTTCGAATTGTGTCCAAGGGAAACTCCAAGGGCAACGCGACCACGTATCAATTAATCTGGAAAAAGTCAGCACTCCCCAACGATGTTGAGGAGAACAAAGTTATGGACGATGACATAGAACTCCCCAACTCTGATAGGGACAACTCCCCAACTCTGACCCCTCCACTCCCCAACTCCACTCCGTACCAACAGTCCTATACAACAGTCCTATCTACAACAAAAGGGGACGAAACTGCTGTCGCAGTTATCGCCCCTCAAGAGTTGGTTGCTAGGAGATGGTGGGAGAAGCAAAAAGTAAAACCTCTGGGAAAAGGAGCATGGCATTCACTTCTCCAGATTTGTGATGCCGCGATAAAGCGAGGGCATTCAGTCGAGCAGATTGAATCCGCTTTGGATTATGTAGGGACAGTCCCGACCATGAGACAGATGGATTTAGTTTTGCGTGGCGTTGGCGTGAGAACCAAGACAGAGACTTCAGCGATGAAGGCTTTGGAGTTATCGCGAAAGTTCACGGATGAATCTATCTGAAGTTGCCCTTCTCCTCGGCACGGTTACGGCTTACGATTTGAGAATTCAGGTCGATGAGTTGAAAGTACGGGCGTGGGCAGAGGCTTTAGATTTTGATATCTCACTTGAGGAGGGAAGGAAATTAGTTTTCTTCCATTACTCGAATTTTGATACTGCGATTACTCCCTCGCACATTAATCGAGAATCACGGCGGCGTAAAGCCTCCGAGTTGGAAAGAGAGCGCGGTCGATTGCTCTCTGAAGAATTCGAACGGCATAAAGAAAAGAAAGCGTCCCCAGAATCAGTTCAAAAGTATCTCGAAGAGATTCGCTCCAAGATAGGAAAACCAAAGAATGCTTCAGTGGATACAGATAGCGGAGAGGTGGCACCTAACTCATGAGGGTATTCCGATTTGTCACTTGGCTTCGCAATTGGCGGAGCAGATACAGGAACAAGTGTGCTTTGCTTGCACACACGCCCTCGAGAATGCGAGATTGATGTGGCTAAATCTAAACCGATGAAAGTCGATGAGGATACTCGCATGAGCGTTTTGATTCGTGGAAACTATCATTGCGAGAGATGCGGTAGCGACTTTATGACTCTCGGGGTATCAGTTCATCACCGTAGACCACGGATGATGGGCGGGTCCAAGAATGCTGACCTGCACCGTCCAGCCAACCTCATAGCCCTTTGTGGCTCGGGGGTAAGTGGATGCCACGGATGGGTCGAGTCCAACCGTCAGAAAGCCCGTAGAGAAGGTTTATTGATACAGAAAGTCGAGTCCGCCGAGGAGATTCCCTTCAAGGATTCTAAAGACCGATGGTGGCTTCTCGACAATTTAGGGCAAAAGAGACAACTTGACACAAATTGGACAATGCCCGATGTTTAAGCCATGGAATGTATCTGCTATTCAGACGAAACTGAACAAATGTTCTATCGTCTTGAGTTCAATCAAAGACCGTGGACGACGAATTCTGAGCGAGCGGGTAATCGCTGGGAGAGAGCAAAACAAACAAAAGAGTGGAGACAGGCTTTTGAACTATTGGCTAAATCTGGCAAGATTCCACCGATGTCATGGATTAGCGTCACAGTTGAACCGCATCAAAAAGGGGGTCGCCTTCAAGATGTAGGTGCATGTAATCCAGCAGTGAAAGCGGCTATCGATGGAATTGTTGACGCAGGAATTCTGCCAGATGATTCTCCGCAGTATGTACGCTCAATAATTTTTTTAGGACCAAAGAAAGGAAAAGATTCTTTGGTCATTCATATACGAGGAGTTAAGAAAGAAAGGTCACTATGAATTGGGATTTAATTATTACAACAGCGGGGATGTTATTAACGATTCTGTTTTTTTCGCCGTTCTATCTCGCGTTGGTTTCAGCGTATGTGAAGATGCGTTCCAAAACTGAAATTGAGTTCGTTGCCGTAGTTGCAGAGTTACAAAAGAAAAACAATATCGATGATGCTATCGAACGTATGTTCGAAGGAGATGTGAAATGAAAATGAAGGCAGAAGAGTTAGACGGTCGCGGTCTAGAAGACCTAACCACCATTAATAACGTAATCCGTACCCATCAGAATCAGATGACGGATTTACTAAAACGCCGCAAACAGTTGATTTTGCGCCTTCGTAAGCAACGCATCACGTATCGAGAAATTGCCGAAGCCATGGGAGTATCAGAGCAGTTGATTTATAAAATCATCCGTAACGATATTGACCGTGAGCCAAAATACGACAAAGAAGGAAAATTAATTCGTCATAGGGGCAGACCACCTAAGCCGAATCTTTAATGAGATTGCGGGGATGGTGTAATGCAAACACAACTAACCTTCCAGTTAGATGATGGCGGTTCGATTCCGACCTCTCCGCTCCAAAAAACAGATGCGGTAATTAAACCTATTTCATATCAACTCGCAATGGAAATTGTGGTTGAGCGGCATTATCTCCATAGAACGGCTCCCGTGAGTCACGCATTCGGGTTATTCCTTCCAGATGTCATAGAGCCTTTCGGTGTCGTTACCTATGGTGTGAGTCCCTCATCGACATTATTGCGAGGAATCTGTGGGGATGAAGAAAAGCAAAATGTGTATGAGTTGAATCGTTTATGGGTAGATGACAGATTGCAAAAGAATGCGGAGAGTTTCTTAGTGAGTCGGAGCATGAAATTTCTTGATAAGGAAATCATTGTGTCGTTCGCCGATACAGCGCAGAATCATTTAGGAGTTATTTATCAAGCCTGTAATTTTCTATACACAGGATTATCGAGCAAGTTCAAAGACCCAAAAATTGAAGGCATTGAAGGGCATCACGCAACATACGCTCATGGTCTGACAAATGAGGAAGTCGTGGAGAAGTTCGGAAACAAAGTCTCATTCGTTGAGCGCTCGCGCAAGCATCGTTATATTTATTTCAACGCCAAGGGAAAAAGGCGAGAAGAATTGATTTCTAAATTACGGTATCCAGTTTTGCCATATCCAAAGGCGGCAGTTCAATGAAAGCCAATATCAATGTAGGACAGGTTGCGTCAGTTCCTCTTGCATCATTAAATTCATATCCGCTCAATCCGCGCCGCGGAGATATTGAAGCGATTGCTCAATCACTCAAAGCCCATGGTCAGTACAGACCTATCGTCGTGCAGTACGGGTCGAATTACATTCTCGCTGGTAATCACACCTATAAGGCGGCAAAGAAACTAGGCTGGAAGAAAATCAAGATTACCTATGTGGATGTAAGTGAGGAGCAAGCCAAACAAATCGTGCTCGCTGATAATCGACTCACCGACCTTGCAACCTATAACGAGCCGATGCTCAAGAATCTTTTAACTTCACTACCTGACCTTGAAGGAACGGGATTCTCTGAAGCCGATGTAGCCAATCTGGATAGATTGATTTCGGGTCTGGATAACGAGCCTGTAGGGGGAACAAAGTCTTTACCGAAAGACCCTGAAGTAAAGATTGCGGCATGGCGATTTACGGTCGAGACAGATGCCTTCAAAGCATGGGAAGAGCAGGTCATTACTGAGTTCGGAAAGTCGCGCTCTAAAGTCATATCAGGAATCAAACTTCGCCTCGGATTCCCAGAGCGTAAGCCTGTTATTGAAGATACCCTTTCAGAGCGTTCTAAGGCTGACCCTAGCGATGTAGAGACAGTTTCGGTCAATGAGATATCGACTCATCCTCTCAACCCAAGAGAAGGCGATATTGGACAGATTATCGAATCGCTCAAGACCATGGGTCAATATCGACCAATTGTGGCTAATCGAAAGACCAAGAATGTCCTCTCGGGTAATCACACACTTCAAGCCGCGGTCGCCCTTGGATGGGAGAAGGTGGCAGTTCACTGGGTCGATGTAGATGAGATTGAAGAAATCCGTATCCTTATCGTGGATAACAGGACAAGCGACCTTGCAACCTATGATTCCGCTGAGTTGAACAAACTTCTGACAAGTGCGGTCATCAATGGAACAGGATTCACCCGTGAAGATGTCATGGAGATTCTTTCAGGGGGTAAGACAAAGCCGGGGCATAACCCAGTAGGGCGAACCAATATCCGCGTCGGTTCATACTCCATGAGAGTTCACACTGAAGATTTGAATGAGTGGGCAAACGCTATCTATAACTGGCAAGATGTCGCTCAACTATTACAGATACCGCTTGAAGCATGTACAACAGAGGTAGAATAAACCCCACTATGAGTTCAAAAGATACTACTAAGCCTACGAAGGCTAAGAAAGCCCCTGCCCCTAAAGAGACTAAGACCAAGATTGAAACAAGAGGTCGCAAGACTGAGTTAAAAGAAGAAATAATAGAAAACATTATGAAGCATATCCGTAAGGGTATCCCTATTAAGACTGCCGTAGGCATGGCTGGTATCTCTGAAAGTACCTTTTTTAGTTGGATGAAAAGGGGTAATGATGAGCAATATCGGATAAGCAAAGGGGAAAAGCCCAATCCGAAAGAAACTTTATTTCTGGAATTTCTGGAGTCTGCTACGCGGGCGAGAGAAGAGGCTAAGGGCGCTCATATAGGGGTTATAGCCAATGCTGGAGCGCAAGGAGATTGGCGAGCCTCTGCATGGTGGCTATCCCGCCAATTCAGAGAAGAGTTCGGCGATAACCCAACACCTCAAGTAAATAACATAACTAACAACACGCTCAATATCGGCACAAGCATGTCTGAATTACAGACCCTTATCGCTGAAATCAAAGAGCGACGAATAAGGGTTATTGATGCCCCGTCTGATTGATGAGTTCTATTCGCTGACCGATGAAGAGCAAGAAGCATTAGCGGAGGTCATGACGGATGAGCAAAAAGATACTCTCGCCTTACTTCTCAACGCAGAGAAAACAAACCCATGGGCTAAATACGAATCCGACCCAGTAGCATTTATTGAACATGGATTAGGTGAAACTCTTTGGTCTAAACAGCGAGAGATTCTTGAGAGCGTTAGAGATAACAAACGAACAGCAGTTCCCGCATGTCACGCTCCCGGAAAGTCTCACCTTGCCGCAAGAGCCGTTGCATGGTGGATGTCAGTTCATCCTCCCGGAACCGCAATTGCAATTACAACAGCGACAACTTTCAAACAAGTAAGAAACATTATGTGGGCGCAGATTCGCCGAGTTCACATGTCACACAATCTTCCGGGAGAAATTCTTACTACTGAATGGAAGATGGATGACACAGTTGTTGCCTATGGATTTCGTCCAGCCGATAACAATGAAGCGGCGCTACAGGGTATCCACGCACCTAATCTTTTAATTGTGGTCGATGAAGCGGGTGGTATTTCAGACACAATCGGTCAAGCAATGGAAGCGCTCATGACGGGTGGAAACACAAGACTTCTTGTAGTTGGTAACCCACCGACTGACCAAGAGCAGACATGGTTCGAACGTATCTGTAATTCGCCTCTCTATAACACGATTTCTATTTCCGCTTTCGATACTCCAAACTTCACGGGAGAAGAGGCGGGTGATTGCAAGTCATGTCCGCAAACTACGGGCGCTCATTCAGTTTCATCACACTTAGTCGATGAGCGATGGGTCAAAGATGTCATGTCGGAGTTCGGCGATGATTCGCCATTCGTTGAGGCTCGCGTCCATGCAAGATTTCCACAAACAGGAACAGGAAAGGTCATTCCGTATCAATGGGCTGAAGCCTCGATTGATAACGAGAGTCCACTTGAGGGCAACGAGATACGACTTGGAGTGGATATCGCTTCAGATGGTGGCGATGAATTCGTTATCGCAAAAGCCGATGGATTCTCGGTCAAGATAGTTCACCGCTCTTCTGGGTCGGTCAATGCCAATGCCGTTGACGTTGCGGGGGTAATCCTTCGCTTCATTCAAAGTGCGCAAGAGGAGCATGAGGCAAAGGGCATAAGTAAGCGCGTAAGGGTCAAAATAGACACGATTGGAGTTGGCTGGGGTGTTGTATCCATGCTCAAGACATGGGGGCAGGAGAGACGCCATAACGCCGAGATAATCGCTATCAATGTGGCAGAGCGTCCAAAAGACCAAACTAAGTTCAAGAATCAAAGAGCCGAGATGTGGTGGAATGCTCGCTCCCTTCTACAGCCAAGCGCTGAAGGTCGCCAAGATATCCGCCTCGAGGTCGACAGAGCAGTTCTAGCCCAGTTAGCAGGTCCAACCTATCTTTCAGATTCCTCGGGTCGTATCCAGATTGAATCAAAAGCCGATATGAAGAAGCGTGGCGTCTCCTCACCTGACCGCGCTGAAGCGATACTTCTCGCCTTGTATGAGAATAAGAATATAGTTGCGAGCATTAATCCGATTTCGATAGGACAGAGTAATCAGTGGAGCATGTAAACGAACCAAAGAGAAGTGATTGGGATTTAGATTTTAGATTCGGTCAATATGGTGAGCAGACAGTTGCAAACCTTGTTGAGACTATCGAGGTTAAATCCGATAGGCGCTGGAAAGATACGGGCAATCTTTATATCGAAACCCAATGCTGGTCCCATAACAATAAATGCTGGTACCAAAGTGGTATCAATGCAACCAAGGCTTCACACTGGGCATTTAATCTAGAGGGATTAATAATTATTGTTGAAGTTGAGAAGATTCGTAATGCGATATCACTATTCGGTCGAGAGATTAAATGCGAAATCCCACCGAATTACTCAGTGGGATTCCTCATTACAGTTGATGATTTACTGCGTATCGCCCGATGGTGAGCGACCTTGCCTATCTAGCATGTCGAGTTGAGCCGTTGAAATAAAAGCCTCCGCTTTACTATCTAGCACCTTGTCAATGATTCCTTGAACAAGACTCGCAGTGGCTATCGTTCCGCATGGCTCGCAGATACAGATAGGCATGAAGTTCGCTTTAATCTCCTCGGCAATTTTTCTACGAAGTATGGTTTCTAATAGTGTCATGTGTTTATTCTCCATGTGGTTTATTCAAAAAGTCTAACAGTTGCTCGACGATAACCACGTCTCTTGTTACGTCATCCTTAGTCATGGCATGACCAAAAGATGATGCGAATGCTTGAATCTCTCTGATGATTGCGGCTCGCTCTGTTAGTTCGATGCGCTCGCGCAATACTTCAAAGTTGCGAACAATTTCAGTTTCAAGTGTCATAGACCTGAATCCTTCTTCAATCTATCTAGAGTACGGCGGGCAATGATGTCGAATGGCATACTTCCCCAGCCTTGCAAGAATTCACGAAGAAATCCACCGAAGGCATTCTTCTCCTCTACAAAATCGACAGTCTGCTCAACTACTTCTTCATATTCATCACGCAAGATATCGCTCAGTTCTGACACGGTTTTACCCTTGGCGCTAGAAACTAATTCGGTCCACATTTCGTAATCATTCTCGACTACGAGTAACCATGTATCAGCGAACCATTCGGCTAGAACGCTCGCCTTTGTATCGTCATGCAGAGTTTCGGCTTGTACTTGTAAAGTCATGCTAATACCCTCTCCCATGTCTCAGTTTCGTCATTGAATATCTTCCAACCTATCTGTCGTAGGTCTGAATCAGTTACAGTGAATGGCGCTTCGACTGCACGAAGTTTGTATCCTGACCACCATCCGTAAGTTTCATTTCGCTTAGGTAGTTCGAGCACGATATATGTAGTGCCGAGATTAGCCATGTCTGAATAGCGAACGACAGAGCCAATCTGTGCCATGAGTTGAGGTGTCGTCATGCGAACACCTCTTCCTCTTGTGGCTCGACTCCGAATGTTGTTTCATAGAGGAAACGTCCACCCTCCCAGTCATCCCAATTCCCATCGCTTTTGATTGTGATGTCATCGCCAAAGATTTTCTTGGCATGAATCAAAACCGCAACTACCGCCATGTCGTAAGGCTTGCCAGCAGTTTTGCAGAAATTGAATTCCTCAAGAGTCTTCTCAAAGATGAATGACTCATGACCTAACTCATTCGGTCCATTGAAGGAAACGTAATTGGCTGGACTTGAATCCACCTCTAAATCAATTCCTGCATCAATGGCTATTTCAATGATTTGTTTTACGCCTTCTTGAAACGTATGAAACTTAACGTAATCAAGCGTGATGCCGCCTTTTGTCTTCCAGTAGTGGGTATATCCCATTTCTATCCCCTTTCTTTCAGTTCTGAGTTTATCCTACTTGGGTTAGTAATTCAACATT